ATTGACAACCGTTGTGAATGGGAGACTGCTTCCGAACCTTGGTGTTTTCTTGCCGCTTGCGAAGAGTATTATGCTTGTTTTATTGATTATAGCCGCAGTTTTACCTGCTTACCTATTGCTGTTGACGCCACTTGCTCAGGATTACAAATCTTGGCAGGGCTCGCCAGAGATAGATCAACGGCTCGATTGGTTAATGTACTCCCTGGGGAGAAACCTCAGGACGCTTATAGAGTCATTGCAGAAGAATCGAAGCCGAACATTCCAGAGCATTTACGTGAGCACTGGGATAGAAAAGCGGTAAAACGTACCGTAATGACAGTTCCTTACAATGCTAAACCTATATCCAACAGAGGTTACATCAAAGAAGCCTTGTTGGAAAAGGGTTTAACCATTGATAAGGATGACCTTACAGTTGTTGTTAATGCAGTTAGAGAAGCAATGGATCGTGTTGTACCCGGTCCAATGCGTGTAATGAAATGGATCGAGATTGAGGTTGCTGCTGCAATTAAGCGTGGTGCGACATTCATCGAATGGGAAACACCTTCTGGTTTTGTTGTTCACCAAAAATTGAACAAATACAAGACCAAACAAATAGAACTACAATTACTTGGTCGTTGTGCCATGAAAATTGGCGAAGAAACCAACGAGGTAGATATTAATCACCATAAAAACGCTACTGCTCCAAACCTTATCCACTCCCTTGATGCATCATTATTACACCTATCTGCAATCCGCTTTAACGCACCGTTGGCCCTCATACACGACTCGGTTTTGTGTCGTGCTTCTGACATGGGTGTTCTTTCATCCATCGTCCGAGAAACTTACATGCATCTTTTTGCGGAACAAGACTACCTAAAAGATTGGGCCAAACAGATTGGTGCCCTTACTGAACCTCCGATCGTGGGTGATCTAGCCCCCGAATCGGTTATTGAATCTACTTACTTTTTTTGCTGATGTCTAAGCCACCTTTTATCACCGCTGATCCCGTTGTTCTCGAAGGCTTTCAAGCCGTACTTTGTCCCGGTAAGTTTGGCTACAGCCTTACTGCCGTGGTTGACGATGAAATGGTTCAAAAACTAGAAGCTGATCGCACCGAAGTATTGAAATGGTGTGAGTCAAAGCTTAAGAATCCCAAGCGCTCGACGCTTAAACCCACCCCTTGGGAGGAGATCGAGCCAGGTCGAAACAAACTTAAATTCTCGTGGAAAGAGGATTCCAAGCCTCCGGTTGTTGACACCGAAGGTACACTTGTCACTGATGAAGAGACTCCTCTTTACAGTGGATCGAAGGTAAAACTTGCATTTACACAGAAACCGTACATCTTGAAGGATGGTGTCACCTACGGTACGTCGTTGAAACTGAAGGGTGTTCAAATCATCGAGCTTGGTGGTAGTACCGCTGGTGGTGAAGCTGAGCTGAGTGCATCTGCAGCAGCTGAGTTGTTTGGTAAATCCGAAGGCTTTGTCGCCGGTGATCCCGCTCAAGTGGTCAGTGCAACTGAGGAGGTTGGAGACGATTTCTAATGAACTTCCGCTCAGGTTTGGAGAGGAAGATTGCTGATCTTCTCTCCAACTTGGGGGTTGAATATGAATACGAAAGTAACGCAGTACCCTATGTACTGAAATGTAATTACACACCAGATTTTCTGCTGCCCAACGGCGTCTTTTTAGAAGCTAAGGGTCACCTTGGACCCGAGGACCGGCGGAAGATGATCGCTGTCAAGAGACAAAATCCAGAGCTTGACATTCGATTTGTATTCCAAGCCCCCTACAACAAAATATACAAAGGATCTAAAACCTCATACGCTAAATGGGCAGAGAAGAATGGATTTCTCTGGGCTCACTATCACGCCATTCCAATCGAATGGTTGAGTTAACTTCTGAATTTCTAAGGCATGAACCCTGTGACGTTTGTGGCAGTAGTGACGCTAACTCTTTGTACAGCGATGGTCATTCCTATTGCTTTTCGTGCCACACCTACACACATGGAGAAGATCACGACTCAATGCCAACTAATCACAACATCCAAATTCAAGGAGAACCAGTACGGTTAGTAAAACGTAAATTATCCGCAGAAGTGTGTCGTCAGTACAAGATACATAGGGACGGTGATCTTCTGCGGTTTTATTACTGTGATGAGGGCGGACGTGTTGTTGGTTGTAAAACAAAGACCAAAGACAAAGACTTTAAATACGAAGGGAAGGTTCCCGGTACCTTGTTTGGCCAGCACTTGTTTGCTTCCAAGGGTGTTCGTCTTGTAATTACAGAGGGTGAGCTTGATGCCGCCAGTGTAATGGTTGCAATGCCGACGTGGCAGCACGTAAGCCTTCCAAGTGGCGCAGCTTCAGCAAAGAAGTCAATCCAAAAACAACTCAGCTGGTTACAAGGCTGGGATGAGATTGTCCTTTTCTTTGATAACGACGACGCTGGTAAACAAGCGACTGAAGAGGTTGCGGCAATCCTTCCACCCGGAAAGGTATTTATAGCGAACCTTGACCACAAGTATAAAGACGCTAGTGATGCGCTACAAGCAGGTGATGCAGAGGCTATTCGTCAAGCAGTGTGGAACGCAAAAGCACACCGCCCGGATGGCATTATTGACGCAAAATCCCTGCTGTCAATTGTAACTACACCAAAC